GATGAGCAAGCTATAAGACCAGAGATTAAAGATTATGCCGAAACAATAAATGCGTTAGGTGATACTGGCGGTGGCACAGACGCTATTGATGTTTCTGCTGGTAATGTCGTTACTGCAACCGTATCTACTGGAACGCAGGACTTCACCTTTACTAACCCTTCTGGGACTGGTAAAGCCTGTTCGTTCACATTACACCTGACAAATGGTGGCTCACAGACTGTTAATTGGCCCACTGAAGTAGATTGGGCGGGGGGTGAAGCACCCGATCTAACCTCATCCGGTCTGGATGTTCTTACATTCACAACAATAGATGCAGGCACGACATGGCTAGGATTCCTTGCCGGTGCTGACGTTAGTTAGATAGGGGAAAATTATGCCTTTAGGATCAAACAAAGCAGGATTACTTGGTGCGGCTGGCGCTGGTGGTGCATTATCAGAAGTTGAGTTACTTGTGGTTGCTGCCGGTGGTGGTGGTGGCAGTAATGGTGGGGGCGGTGGAGGCGCTGGTGGTTATAGGACTAGCGCCGCCTATGCCATTGAAATAGGTGTAGATATTGCCGTTGTTGCGGGTTCTGGCGCGAACCAATTTGGAACTATAACCTCATCTAGTGGTGGTAGTGGCGGTGGTTATTATTCTGAAGGCGGCGCTGGAGGTTCCGGCGGTGGTGGAGGAAGTCATAATGATGGTGGCGCTGGAAACTCTGGTGGTTACACTCCCGTTGAAGGTTATGCTGGTTCCACCTCTGGGTGGACTATGACAGGTGGCGGTGGGGGCGGCGCTTCGGAAGCTGGCAGTGCTGGCGCTGCGAATGGCGGTGATGGTGGTGATGGAGTATCCAATTCTATAACTGGAAGTGCCACGTGGTATTCTGGCGGAGGGGGTGGCGGTAAGCACAGAGCAAGCGGTAGTGGTGGCGCTGGCGGTAATGGTGGCGGCGCTAGAGGTGGAAATTACGGAGAAAATGGGGCCGCTCCATCTGCTACCGCTAATACTGGCGGTGGTGGAGGAGGTGGTGGGGGTACAGAATATGTAGCTTCCGGCACTCCAGGTGCAGGCGGAACAGGTATTGTTATAATCGCATACCCGGATTCATACGATGATCTTACGGCTGTAGGTGCTGGTCTTACCTCTAATGGTTCAACAGGAAATACCACATCAGATACATCATCCAGATCAGGTTATAAAATTTACAAATTTACCGCTGGTAGCGGTAACATTCAATTTTAGGGGCGCAATATGAAGTATGTAAAAGGTAATGTTTTTCCATATACGGAAGGACAATTAAGAAAGGATAATCCAAATACCTCTTTTCCCAAAAATGCTCTTGCAAATGAAAATGTAAGGACAGATTATGGTGTAGAGGAAGTTTCTGAAACAGCTATCCCAGTTAAAAAGGGGTATAAAGCCGTACAAGGGGAGATTGGTATTGCTGACGGCAAGAAGGTTGAAACATGGGATTTGGTTGTAAAAGAAGTAGGGGAGCTTAATCCAGATGAAATCACAACGGTAGAAATTGATCCTCCTGAAGCACACTTTTATAAAGAAGGCATACCTGAGTTTGTTGATGAGGAGTGGAGACAAACGTGGGTGTATACTCAGTTATCTGGTATTGAGGCCAGACGATCTGTTTACGGCGATCCCGCAGAACAGATTGAGTTTATAACTGAGAATGGTTTGGAAGCATGGCAAGCTAAAGTTGCAGATATAAAAGGGAGGTATCCAAAATAAAACCAACAAAGGAGTTTACTACTACAGAGGGGCGAAAAATTTCTGTATATGATAATGTTTTAGGTCACTCTAACAGACAAACATTACTTTTTTTCCTTACTAATTCTTTTTTTAAGCCGGTTGGGATAGATGTTCCTGAAGAGAATTTTAAGCAGCATACTTCAATGATGTCTTGTTATAGTAGAGAAGATTTGAAGAAGTCTAAATTTTTAGACTATCTGCCCGAAGAGATAAAGGAAGAATATTCAGATAATCTTGATATAGGAAGCCTAGAAAATTGTAACCTTAATATGGTTACACCTTCTGATAGGTTTCATGTTCATACAGATTCTAGTGATGGCGCTAAACTTACTTTATTGTATTATCCTACGTCTAATTGGGATGTTGAGTTTGGTGGAGATACCATTTTTTTAGATAGCACAGGGAAGGATATAGAGTTTTATAGCCAGTACAAAACAGATAGGTTGGCTATATTTGATCCCAGTATTCCTCATCTAATAAGGCCATCTACTTGGTTAGCACCGTATTGCAGGCTGTCATTAGCAACGAAGTTTTTATAATATGGTATAATGGTAGATATGAACATAACGAATGATATAAAAATTATAGGTGGGGGAACGGCTGGCTGGATGGCAGCGGCTACCCTTATAAGTCAATTCCCTAACAAAGAAGTAACTCTTATAGAAAGCCCTAACATATCAACTGTTGGTGTGGGGGAAAGCACTATAGGCCAGATTAATAACTGGTTAGCGCTATTAGGTATACAAGATGCAGATTTTATGCCTCATTGCGATGCTAGTTATAAGTTAAGTATAGGGTTTGAAAATTTTTATCGGAAGGACTCAGGAAAGTTCCAGTATCCATTTGGTAGGCCATACACAGAAAATAATAAATCTGAATTAAACGATTGGTACTTTAAGAAATTCCTGTATCCAGATACCCCAGTTTCAGATTATGCGGAATGTTTGTTCCCCCAGATGGCCTTGGTAACCCAGAATAAAATCCACAAGAATCTCGATGGTAGACTTCCTGACTTTAATTTCCATCAAGATGTAGCCTATCACTTTGACGCAACTAAATTTTCATTATGGCTACGAGATTACTACTGCTTACCAAGAGGTGTTAATCACGTTTTAGCAGAAGTCAAGGATGTTAAATTAAACGATGATGTTGGTGTTGAATACGTTACATTGGATGATGGTAGTAAGGTAACAGCAGACCTCTTTCTTGATTGTACTGGATTTAAGGCTCTTCTAATAGATAAGGCATTAAAGGAACCATTCGAGTCTTTTGAAGATGTGCTTCCCAATAACTCTGCGTGGGCTACTGCAATACCCTACAGAGATAAAGAGAAAGAATTAGTTGGCTATACTAATTGTACAGCTATAGATAATGGTTGGGTATGGAATATACCTCTTTGGTCTAGGATTGGAAGTGGTTATGTTTATTCAGATAAGTACGTTTCAGATAATGATGCTTTATTAGAATTTCAAAAACATATCGGTCATGGTGAGGAATTAGACTATAGAAATATAAAGATGCGTACAGGAACCCATAGAAGGACATGGGTAAAAAATGTATGCGCTATAGGATTATCGTCTGGATTTATTGAGCCTCTGGAGTCAGGAGGTCTATATACGATGCATGAATTCTTACTGCGTTTGGTAAGAACTCTTCAACGAGATCATGTATCACAGTGGGATAGGGATGTTTATAATTCGGCAACTAAAACTCTATTAACAGAGTTTAAGGAGTTTGTAGCTATGCACTTTGCATTATCGCATAGGGATGATACCGAATATTGGCGCGATGTAATGAATAAGCAATACAGTGATAATTTGGTGAACATGCACCCGTCCTTTGTTCACGGTTATGTTTCAGCAGTATTCGGTAAAATGCGTGATTATCGCTTTAATTCAGACGGGGGGTTACATTGCATTGCTACTGGCATGAATTGGTTCCCCACGGACTTTCCGACTATGCAATCCTTAAATTACAATTCGCGTGAGAAATGTCAACTGCCGTTAGGAAATGATGTAGCTTCTTGGGAAATGCATTGGAAATCCGCTATAGATAATTTGAATAATAGAAAACAACATTGGAGGGATAGCGTTAAAGATGCCCCACTTCTTTTGGATGTACTAAGAGGTATTCACATGAATAAACAAGTAGAAGAACAAACTTAATGGCTTTAATCCCGATTGATAATGTCGGACAGATGGGGATTGTCAAGGACATCAATGCTTGGCAACTGCCCCCTAATGTCTGGACGGATGGCAACAACATAAGAGCAGAGCATGGGGCTATACAGAAAACCCCCGGCTATAAGGAGGTTATGGCCTCCTGTCCTGTTGCACCTTACTATATTACTAACCTAGTAGCAGGGTCTGCGTCTTACTGGGTAATTGGTGGATTGGCTAAGATTTATGTTCATAATGGTTCGTCATGGACTGATATAACCAGATCATCCGGTGATTATAGTGCTACAGCTAGAGGTGGTTGGATATCAACTGTCTTAGCTGGTGTTCTCATTATGACTAATGGTGTTGACCAACCGCAATTCTGGGCATTGAGTTCCGGTGTACCCGCTGTCGGCACTAGGATGGCAGACTTGAGCAACTCACCTCCAATATGTAAGTCTATAAAAGCGTTCCGCTCTTTTCTGATTGCTCTAAATATAACAGACAGTGGGTCTTACCCTAACTTGGTAAAGTGGTCAACAGAGGCAGCTATACAAACTGTCCCATCATCATGGGATGAAACTTCTGCAACGGTCGATGCTGGTGAATACGAACTTGCTGATTCAAAAGGGGCCATACTGGATGGCCTTCCACTGACAGACAAATTTATGATTTACAAAGAGGATTCCATCTACCAGATGTCCTATGTTGGTACTCCTTTTATCTTTGCTTTTCGCCAATTATCCCCTACGATTGGCGCACTGTCTACAAACTGTGTAGCGGAGTTTGGGGATAGGCATTTCATTTTTGGTAATGGTGATATCTATATTAATGATGGAATGAAGGTTGAATCCATCCTTCCTCATAAGATGAGGGATTATTTATTCGGCAACATGAATGGCGATGAACATGAAAAGGCATTTGTAGTTGCAGACTATGGAAATACAGAGATGTATGCTTGTTATGTATCATCCGGTAATACTACAAATGTACAGTGTGATAAAGCACTGGTCTGGAATTGGGCAAATCAAACATTTACAGAACGTGATCTTCCAGAAGCATCAATGATTGCATATGGTATTGAGGGTGATCCATTATCTTCTGTATCATGGTCTGCTGATACAAGTACATGGGCGAATAACTCATTGAACTGGAATACGGCTGGTACATCGTCTTTCTTCAATACGGCTGGTTCATCTCTGGTGATGGCATCCGCAACTGACACTAAAATGTATCGGCATGAAACCGGAAATACAAAGGATGGAACCAACATGACATCCTACGTCGAAAGGACCGGGATAACTGTGGATGAATCAGGACAACCTAATGC